TTTGCCTCTCTCGCCGCCCGCAGCTGGGCCGTCTGCTTGTAGGCGTAGCCGGGTATGTCGGTGCATTCGGCCCAGCCGTCCGCCGGGAGGGTCACGGGCCAGATGCCCAGATAGCCGCCGGTGTAACTGGCCAGCAGCTTGTCGCAAAGCTCGGCGGTCTCTTTGGCCTTGGCCAGTGCCTGTGCGCCCAGCGCCTCCATGGGGATGCCGGTGACGCCGTCCCGCATGAGGCCGCAGAGGGCTTCGTCGGTGCGGGTGTCGGTGAGGTTGGCGGTGGTCAGGGCTGTCTGGCCCGCCGGGCGGCTGATCTGGCACAGGCACAGGTCGTACACCAGCTCGGTGTGGGAGATGGCCGGGGCAGCGGGTTCGCTGGACGGGGTGCCTTGCAGCACCTGCAGAGAGGTGCTGCGGCTGGTAGCGTCGTACCGAAGCACGACGCGGTCGATGCGGGGGAGATTGCTGTCCGCGAGGGGCAGCGTGAGGGTCTGGGCCTCCCGCAGGGTGACGCTCTGGCCGGTAAAGCGGCTGACGTGCATCCACGCCCGGCCCGCGCCGACGGTGACGGCGGTGCCGCCATCCTCGGCCACCGTGACCGCAAAATCCTCCTCGGTGCTGAACACGCCGGAAGTGCGGGTGGAGAAGTAGGCCGCAGCATCCTCGGCATCGTAGGTGATGCCGCCCAGCGGGTAGGTGACAATGCCGGGTGAACTCAAAATATCGCCTCCTAGATCTTGTGCCAGACCGGCGTACCCAGCCGCGCGGTGCGGGTGGTGCCGTCGGTCTGGCTCTGGATGATGATGTCGGCCACCCGGACGGTGGCCTTGTAACCGAGTTCGGGCAGGGAGCAGAAGCAGACGTCCCCCGGCTCGAGGCCGTCGGCGTCCAGCGTCATCTCGATGCTGCCGGTGCGGAGCTGTTCGAGGAGCTTCGACGCGCCCCGATCAGCCAGCTTCTTGAGGTAGCTGTCGCTTTTGACGGTCTCGCCGTCCTCGGGCTGGATGTCCCGGGCGTCCACGATCATCTCCCGGCGCTGGGCCCCTTCGGCCTCGGTGTCGCCTGCCCAGACCATGGCCCGGTCTTTGCCCTCGCCAGCGCCCAGCACGAGGGCCACGTTGGCATAGCTGCCGTCTCCGAAGGCCCAACTGGCCTCTTGCAGGCTGCCCCACTTGGTCGAAAAGCGGTTGTTGGGGTCTGCTGTGGGCCGGAAGACCTCGAACATGAGTTTTTTCGCGCTGTTTTTACCAGCGAGCACCACCCGGAAGCCCAGGTCGCAGGCTGCACCAACCGTCTTGAAGTAGTCGAAGAGGGTATTCCCCGAGGTCTGCTGTTCAAAGGTGGTGTCAAAGCCCTTGGCCTCGGCCACCTCCAGCTTGGGCCACGGAGCCGCTGCCTTGGCGAGGGCCAGCATGGCGGCCTCGGCATTCTCGTTCTTGATGGCGGACGCGGACACCCGCTTGGTGTAGATCCACGTGGCCGGGTAGCCGGTGACGACGAGGTTCGCGTCCTCGTTCTCATTGCTCCGGTGACAGATGCGCATGGGTACACGGGTCGCGGCGTCGGTGCGGACGAGCCAGCGGCCATCCCGCAGGAGCGAGAGGTTCTCCTCGGTGGGGCGGACTTCCAGAGTGAAGCTGCCCTCGGAATTGTAGGGCTCATCCCAGTACACCGACACCCATACGTCGATGTTCCCGAGGCGGGCGAGGGTCGTTTCATCCAAGACGTCGAATGTCATTTCATCACCTCCGGCAGGATGCCCACCGCCAGCGGGTAAAAGGAGATGGACGCCTGCAAGCCCTCCCTGCCGCTGGCGGCGTCGGCGGTGAGGACGTTATCGCCGGGGTGCAGCTCCATCAGGTCGCTGTCCTCGTCCAGCAGGGCGAAGGCGTTGGTCTCCACGCTGCCGGAGATGAGCTTGACGGCCAGACGGTCGGTGGTGGTGCGGTAGATCTCCAGCACGTCCCCCTTGTTCAGGGTGGTGTCAAAGCCGATGTGCTCCCCGGTGACGCTGTTGCGGATGGCTGGGTTGACCACGATACCCGAGGAGCGGAGCTTCGCGGTGAAAGGCACCGGCAGCGCACCGGGGTTGCGGATGTTGAGGAAGTAGCTCTGCCGCCACTCGCTGTACTGGTGGCTGTCGTAGCAGAGCGGGAAGCGGAACTGCGGTACGAAGCCGCCCATGACGGCGTTCTGGCTCTCGAGGCTGTACCAGTAGGGCTTGGGGCGGTAGAGCATGAAGTCCAGCCGGGGGTAAGGGTGGAGCTGGACGGTGTAGGGGGTCTTTTGCAGCACGAAGCGGGAGAAATACTTGTCGCCGAAGTAGGCGGTGCCGGAGGTGAAGAAGGGGAGCTTTTGCAAAAACAGATTTGCCTGCCGCTCGCCGTCCGGCCCCCAGAAATCTGCGATGATCTCGTGAGGCACTCCCTCCACGCTCTGGCCCTCCACGGTGACCCCCTGCTGGTTGACGCCCTGGGCGGTCTTGAGGGTGACATCCACGCCCGAGAGGTTGTCCATCTGGTAGGGGATGCCGTAGTCCCAGCCGAGGTCGAGGGAGGCTCCGGCGTCCGTCACGAGGCGGAGATGGTCATTGCGCATGGTGGGCCTCCTTTCAGTGTTTTTTGGCCTTGGCGCGGTCGGCCTCCCAGCGGGCTTCGCGCTGGAGGTCGGCGGCGGTGTGGGCCTTGGAGTAGATGTTCTGGGTGATGTTGGTGTCGCCCTCGCGGTAGCTGCTGGCAGCGGCGGCGATCTGCGCCGTGCCGGAGGCCGCCACCCGGCTGCTCACGGCCATGTTGTCGCTGAGGACAAGGGCGTTTGCGCTCTTGACCAGCTTCGCGAGGGACTTGTTGATTTCGGTGAGCTTCGCGGTGTTGGCGTCGATGGTGTCCGTCAGCTTGTTGGACCCGTCGGTGATGCTGGGGGTGTCGAGGTCGAGGCCGGAGCTGCCGCCCCCGCCGCTGCCGCCGGAGCCGCCGGGACTGCGGTGGCTCCCGCCCAGCTTGGACACGATGGCCGCGATGGCGACGCCCAGAGCGACGGCGGCAGCGGCCACCACGAGGCCCGCCGGGATGCCGAAGAGGGTGGAGGTGAGGGCCGCGCTGATGGCGGCCAGCATCCCTTCGACGGCTGCGCCGATGGTGCCGATCATGCCGGCGAAGCCCGCATAGATGGCCGGGAACATACTCAGGAGGCCGCCGGAGAGGCCGGCGCTGATGGCTTTGGCCGCAGTGGCCAGCGGGGCCTTGAGCGCCCCGAACACGCTTTTCAGGGTGCTGCCCATCTTGACGGCCATAGAGGAGATGTCGCCGAACCTGCCGGTGATACCCTCGAAGAGCGTCTGCCCGATGCTCCATGCCGTCTGCGCCAGACTGCCCGCCGCGTCCCCGAGAACGCCGTTCAGGCCGTCCACCATCTTCATGGCGAAATCCCATATCTGCTGCTTCTGCTTACTGGTCAGGCCGCTGTAGAGGGTGGAGGCCACCCACTTGCCGATGCCCACCCAGTCGCCGGATTTGACGGCGTTCCACAGGGCGTCTACCGTGCCGAGGATGCCCTCGTTGGCGCGGTCTTTGAGGGCAGACCAGAGGCCGTCCAGTGTCTTGGCGGCGCTGTCCTTGATGGTCTCGGCCACCTGTTCGGTGCCGTCGGCGGCAATGGTCTTGACGGTCTCCACCGTGCGGAGCACCCCGTCGATGACCTTGTCCTGCGTCTGGGTGATGACCCGCTGCTGTTCGGTGGTGCCGTCTGCCAGCGTCTTGGTGACGGTCTCGGTCGTGGTCTTTACCCCGTCCACGATGGCCGTGGAGGTGTCCTTGACCGTGCTGACCAAATCCCGCACCGTCTCCATGGTCTGGCTGACCGTCCGCTTGCCGTCTGCCGCGATGGTCTCCACGGTCTTGATGTCCTTGAGCACACCGTCCACCATCTGGCGGCTGGTGGAGGTGATGACCTGCTTCTGCTGGGTGGTGCCGTTGGAGAGGGTTTCCGTGACGGTCTCGGTGGTCTTTGTCACGCCGTCCCTGACCGCCGTGGTGGTGTCAGAGATGGACTTGACGATCTCCGCCGACGCCTGCTTTGTGCTGCTGGCGGCTTTCTGGGCGGCGCTTGCGGCGGCAGAAGCGGCAGATGCCGCGTCAGAGGTACCGGAAGAGCTGCCTGCCCGGTCAGCCTGAGCCTGCGCTACACGGTTATCGTGTAACTGCTGGCGGCGCTGGCGGTCTGCATCCGTGGTGGTGTTGGTCTTGGCGGGCGTTTTGCTGGCCTTGTAGTCATCGTAGCTGTCGAAGCCGGTATACCCGTCTTTGCCGAGGAAGCTGTTCAGCCGGTAGCTCAGCTTATCCAGCCAGCCGATGGCCGCACCGATGGTGCTCTGGGCAATACTGGCGACGGCCTGAAACGCCCCATTCACGATGTTGCGGAAGGTCTCGCTGGTGTGGTAGGCTGTCACAAGCCCCGCCGCCAGAGCGGCCAGAGCGGCCACCACAAGCCCGATGGGATTGGCCGAAAGCACGGTATTCAATGCCGCCTGTGCCACTTGCAGACCGGTAGCTCCTGCGGCGGCAGCTTTATGGGCCGCAGCCATCGCGGTGGTGGCAGCGGTATGCAGCGCCGTGATAGCTGTAGCTGCTGCCACGGTCGCCTTATAGCTCAGGACTGCCGCCGTGACGGCCACGACCGCCGCCGTCAGGACGCCGATGGTCTCCTTGAGCGCAGCCATTTTGGCGTCGTCCTCGGTGATGGAGACGACCAGCTCGTTTGCCTTGACGAGGATGTCCCCGAGCGCCGAGAACAGCCCGCTGGTCAGTTCACCGGTCAGCGCGGCCACATTGTCCTTCAGGGTAGACAGCCTGCCGTTGAAGGTCTGGCTGGCCTCCAGCATACCGTTGTAGAACTGCCCGCCCTCGCTGGTGGCAGCGGCCACGGCGGCTTCCAGCTCGTTGAAGCTGACCTTGCCGTCCGAGATGCGCTTGTAGAGGGCGCTCATGCTCTCGCCGGTGGCGTCGCAGATCTGATTGAGCGGGTTGAAGCCCGCGTCGATCATCATGTTGACGTTTTCCAGCGTGACCTTCTGGGCGCTGGACATCTTGCCATAGGCCCGCACGAGGGTCTGGAGCTTGTCCGCGTTGCCCAGCGAAATATCGCCCAGACGTTTCAGTACGCCGGTGGTATCGTCCGCCGCGACGCCGAACTGTAAGAGGGTCTGGGTCCCCTCGGTCAGGTCGGACAGGGAGAAGGGCGTGCTTGCGGCCATCCGGCGTATCTCTTCCAGCTTCTCGGCGGCAAGCTGTTCGTCGCCCAGCATGACCTTGAAGTTGGTCAGATAGCTTTCCATCTGGGCGTTGTAGTCCAGACCGGACTTGACCACGCTTTTCAGGCTGGATGCAGCTTTCTTGGCAAAGTCCGCGATGAGCTGGCCTGCGGCCACTGTCCACTTGCTCGTGGCTTTCTCAGCCGGGTCACTGTTGAGCTTTACTTCGCCGGTGATGGAAAAATCTGCGGCCACGGTGTCCACCTCTTTCTGTGAAAAAGAGCGCAGGCACAGTGGCACAGGCTTAGAGTTTTATTTCGATTTCTTTGCGGCAGGCCGGGTTCTTGCATTTGACCCAGATGCCCCGGGCGCTGGCTTCCGGGATGGCCCAGACCGGCAGAGGCCGACCGCACAGGGGGCAGAGAACCGGGGCGCGGTCAGCGCCGGAAGCGGGCCGCAAAGGCTTCGTTGCGGTCTTGCAGGGTGACAATGCGACCGCCTCCTTTCCGCAGGGCGGCGGGCAGAGCGAAGCGTTCCTTCAGCTCGGCACGCCGCTCCCGCTCTGCGCCCTGAAACTGCGCAGGGTCAGCCGTCCGGAAGCCGATGATCTTCGCCAGCTGGGTCTCCTCGGGCAGGTTCGACATGAGGGCCTTGAACCGCCACCAGTGGAGCCTTGCCCGGGTGAGGTCGATGCCGTATGCCTGCTGGAACGCGGCCACGATAGCAGGGCCGTCGGTGACGTAGTCCAGCGCCAGCTCCTCGGTGCGGCTGCTGCCGGGGCGGTCGGCCACTTCCTGCGGGCCTGCGGTGTAGAACTCTACCAGCGCCTTGAAAGCGTCCACCTCTTCCTCCGGCGGGACGGCCACGCAGTAAAATCGGCGCATGGTTTCCCGGGCCAGCTCAGGCAGGCCCTTTTCGTCCTCCGGAAGGCGGAGATACTGCCCGTTGAACCAGACCATGGGCCGGAAATCCCAGTCGATGGGCCTGCCTGCCCACATGCGGGGCAGTTTGTCCAGCAGGATGTCAGCCATTTTCCAGAGCCGCCAGCTCGGTCAGAAGCTGCCTGCGGCGGGCGGCCTTATCCACCCGCTCGACCATCTGGGCGGCGGCAGGCTGGCCCGGATAGCTCACGGGCGGCTTGTGCTTCTTGTCCTTCTGGCGCTTCTCAGCCCGGCGCTGGGCGCGGTTCTGGGGGACGGCCGCCGGGCGGGAATAACGAGCCTTCTCAGCAGCGGCTGCCTGCGTGATCTCGTCGAGGACGTCGTACAGACGGCTGACATCGTTTTCGTTCAGCCCCAGACGGGCGGAAGCCCCTGCGCCCAGGATCTTGTCGAGGCCGCGCATGGAAACGCGGGCCTGTGCGCGGAGACGGTCGCCCAGGCGGACATTCTCCCGTTCGCACCGGGCTGCCTCGGCCTCGCCCTCCCGGGTCATCTCGTCCAGTGCGTCCTCCAGACGGTCGAGGTCGTTGGCGTTCAGAAGCGAAAAATCAAATTCCTGTCCATGGATCAGCATTTATCGGTACTCCTTTCTCTCAGCCCGCGACGGCGGTGTTATAGTCGAACTCAGCCGGGGTGCCGATGCCCTTGAAATCGGCGGCAAAGGTGGCATTCGCGCCGGCGCTGCCGCCCACATCGCTGGTCAGGATAAGCGCGCCTTCGCCCTTCTCGCCCTTGCCGGTGCGGAGAGAGAAGTAAACATAAGGCACCACCACGCTCTGGCCGGAGCCGAACGCGATCTTGTGGGAGAGCAGGAAGTCCTGAAAGGCATCGCCCACGTAGCGGTCGCCCTGAATGGAGAGGGTACGCTGGACACTGCCTTTGGTGGTGACAGGGCCGGTGCGGATATAGGTGTTGTCCGTGGTGGAGGCGTTCAATGCGCCGCTGTGCTCCCGCACATGGTCAGCGCAGACCACCCAGTTTTTCACGTCGGTCTGGCTGGCCTCGGTCTGGACGGCCAGCAGAAAGTCGTCGGTGGTCTCCACGCCGGTATAGTCGGCGCTGGGGGTCAGGCCCGACAGCTTGACGGCTTCGGTAACAGTCATAGGAAAAACTCCTTTCGTTTCAGCCCTTGGGCTGGTAATATTCGAGCCGGAGCTGCAGCTGCATCTTACAGCTGCCCGCGCTGGCCGTGACGATGTAGCCGCTGGACGTCACCGAAACGCGCAGCGCTTCCTTGCGGCCATCCAGCCGGGGCAGGTGATGCCGGTCGTTCTGGGCCAGCACCCATTCGGTCAGCTGCTCAAAAAAGCCGCTGTTCGCGATCTGGACGCTCTGGGCCTCACTGTAGTCGCGGCGGGAAACGAAGATGTAGCTCTTGGCGAGGTTTCGGCCGGAAAAGAAAACAGCCGTCACCGGGTCGGTGGGGCTGTCCTCGATGGAAAACTCGGCCACAGACTCCGGCGAGAGGCCGGAAATGCGGAAGGCCGCGCCGTTTTCGCTCTGCTCCTCGGAGATGAGGGGGCAGGTCTTGAGCCACTCCCGCATGGCCGTGATGGTGGCTTTCTCGCTCATAAGTGTCCCATCCCTCCCCAGAAAGTCGTGACGGCCTTGGCCCCGAAGAGGGCCAGATGTTCGCCCACATCAGCAATAGCCCGCTGGCCCCAGTAGGAGCCGCGCAGGCCGGTGTCTCCGTGCAGTGCTTCGCCCTCGGGGTGCAGATAATACTGCTTGCGGGCATAAGGGGTATTGTAGACCAGCAGTCCCTCTTCGTAGTTGGATGCGGTCTGAACGCTGTTTTTCAGCTGGCCGGTGTCGAAGGGGACGTAGCTGTCGATGAGCCGCGCGGCTTCCTGCGCAAGGGCGAACTGGGCCTTTTGCAGGGCAGCGGTCTTTTCTGCGCCGAAGTCGGGGCGCCAGCTCAGCTCCATCTGCACACCATCGATCCGGTACTTCCAGCCGTCAGGTGGGTCGAAAACCGGTTTTGCTGACGGCGCGACCGGGCCAAAGGGGATCAGTGCGCTCATTCTCTCAGCTCCCTTCCACATGAAAATGCGGCAGCGGGACGCCCCGGTCGTCCGAGACGTCCGCCACCGTACAGCAGATGTGCGTTTTTTCGAGGGCGGCATACTCGGCCTCGGTCAGGCTGCGGACAGCGCCGCAGAGGAGCTTTCCGCCCCGCTTGAGCGTCCAGTGTGCGGCCTTTTCTGCCGGTGTCAGACGCGCCCACTGGGGATAGGGCAGATAGCCCGGCGCAGGCGGGAGGCGGATATGCACCACCCGCTGGGGGTCGCCGGAGGCCGAGGTGCGGCGCGTCCCCCGCCAGCTGCACCCCGTGAGAACCTTGCAGACCGGCTGGTCTGCTTCGGTGGCCGCGTCGTGCAGCAGCATGACGACCGTGACGGGGGTCTGCATCAGAAACACCCCCGATACAGTAGGCCGTGGGGGTCGCCGCCCAGTGTGTTGGCGAGGATGTACGCCGCCTCTGCCGCCAGCCGTTCGGCCAGTGCGCCGGAGGTGAAGGTCATGGACACGCCATCGTTGGAGACGCTGGACACGCCGGGCGGCGTGCGGGCGCTCTGCACGGCGTTTGCTGCGTCGATGATCTGGATGCAGGCATCCGCCAGAGCAGCGGCACAGGATGCGCACACGGCTGCGTGACGCTCTGCCCGGCCAAAGGTCATCCGGTCGATAAGCCGGGACGCCCGTGCGGCCAAGGGGGCAAAGGCGGCCTCGTCCAGCGTGCCGCCGGCGGCTGCATACTGGTCATAGGTGCAGTAATTCAAAAAAATCAGCTCCTTTTAGGCTCCCCTAACAGGGGAGCTGGCTGCCGCAGGCAGACTGAGAGGTTCGGTCACGCTTTCTTCTTGATGAGGATGGTCTGGGGCTTGGTGACTTTGAAGGCGTAGACCTTGCGGCCCTTGACTGCGGACGCGCCGATGTACTTGCTGGAACCGTTGAGATCCTGCACATGGACGGGGACGGCCCACTCGTCGATGAATGCAAACCAGTTGGGATGACCGGCGATGTACTCCACGTTTTCGCCGAGGGTGGAATCCTCAAAGACGGTAAAGCCAGCGATGCGGCCCACAGCGCCGGTCTGGACGACAGCATCGCCAAGGTCAGATGCCTTGATGAACTCGGGACTCTTCAGCAGCAGACCATAGATCTCGGGGGAGACCAGCAGCCAGCGGCCTTCGGTAGGGACATGGACGGTGGAGAGCTTGGTGCGGGCGTCTACGACGTTGCTGTAGATGGTCTTCTCGGTCAGGGCGGTGGTGGTGCCGAAGGCCGTGCCTGCGGTGGTCAGCTCCGCAGAGCCGTCGGAATCCACCTGCAGCGCCAACGAATAACCGGCACTGTCCAGACGGTCAGCCACCAGATCGTCGGGGACGCTGGCGGCGTCGAAGCCGTCGATGATCTCATTGACGGCCTTGTCCTTGTCGATGTTGACGGTGAGATAGGTGGTGTCGCCGCCGGTCAGCTCTGCGCCGGTCTGCTTGTTGTAGTCGTTCACGGCAACTTCGGTGTCACGGACGGGGACTTTGACGGAACCGGCCTTGGGGCTGCCCTCATAGCGGCTGTTGCAGATGACGCCGACCTTCTTGACCAGCGTCGCCCGGAGCTTGAGGTCAACCAGCTTGGAATAACGAACCTGTGCTTCGTGTGCCATAATATTTCCTTTCTATCAGTCGATCTTGATGCCGGGGTTCATTGCCTTGAAGGCAGCGGTGACGGCATCGGTGTCGCCGGTGGGCGGAGTGCCGTGCTCTGCGCCGCTGGAAACGTGGACGCTGCCGCCCTCTGCGGCCTCGCCGAAGGCCCAAGGATTTGCCTTTGCGGCTTCTTCCAGCGCCTTGTCGATGTCGGTGGTGCGGTCTTTGGAGGACTTGAGGGCGTCCACGTCCAGCAGGGCGCGGACGGCCTTGACGCTGCGGCCCTTCTTGCCCATGATGGCGGTGTTCAGGGCCGAGTCGAAGGCGAAGCCGTCCGCCTGTGCCTGCATATCGCCCCGGAGCTTGGTCAACTCGGCCTCGTACTCGTCCGGGGTCTTCTTGCCGTCAAAGGCTTTCAGGCCGTCCTGCGCGGTCTTGAGCTGGGCCTGCGCGGTCTTGAGCTGGGCCTGTGCGTTTTCGAACTGGGTCTTGAACTGTTCGGCGACGGTCTTTTCGCGGTTGATGTCAGCGCCGTTTTCGCTCATCAGCCAGTTGAGCTGTTCATCGGTGATGCCGGGAATCTTTGCTTTTACGTCTTCACGCTTCATAAATAAACCCCTTTCTTTGGGTGAAACTACGGTTTTGTAACGCGGTTCGCCTTCCGCATGTTGCCGGGCAGGGTACGCGCTGCCCGCCGCGATGGCGCCGTCTGCCGGAATCGAACCGGCGGCCCGCTGCTTACGAGGCAGCTGCTCTGACCAATATGAGCGAATACGGCATGAAAAAAGCGCCCCTGCCCGGATGGGCAAAGACGCTCGCGGTATTTGGTTGTTAGTCCCAGTCAGCATAGTGTTGACACTTGAGACAGCTTTTGTGGGCTTCATCCCAGCTGCAAGGCGGCTTATCGTCGCCCTTCAGGCAAAGAATATCATCGCCGATGTTGGAAATGTCGAAGCACAAGCCGCCGTCGATTTTTCGGTTGTAAATGGGACAAAACCATTCTTCAAGCTTCACATCATCACTAATGCGGAATTCCATGCTTTTTGACCACCTCCATCAATTTCTTTCCGCCCTCATCCAGCGGGCCGATGCTGGATACATTGCCATCTTGTCCGATGGCGACAAAGCCCAGCTCAGAGTAATAACAGGTCTGTGTACCGTTTCGCTGGGACATTGCGACCTTAGAGGAGCGGATGATGCGTTCGGCATCCATTGGCCCCATACCGCGTTCAGCCCAGCGCTGCAAGACGTGGTCGCTTGCAAAATTTATCTCATTTGGAGCAGACGGGGATTCAATGAGCCGACCTTTCGCCTTTATTGTACCAGCTTCCCGCATTTGCTGCAACTCAGTATTTGCAGCATTGAACCGCTCCTGTTTCCGGGCCGCGTAGCTGGCCTTGCTGCCCTCGCTCCGCCCAAACCCATGCACGCTTGTCCGGGCGCTGTCCACTCTGACGCCGGTGGCCCGAGTGAAGTCCGCAAGGCTCTGCCGGGCCTGTCGGAGCTTCACGGCACTGGCGGTGGTGTCAGCCCCGGCGGCGTCCTCGGCCAGATACCGGCGCTTGTACTTGCGGACGGCCCGCTCCCGGGCGCGCTGCATCTGGCTGATCTCGTAGCGGGTGTAGAGTCTGCCGTCGTACTCGATGTCCCGGGCATTGAGGGCTTCAAGGCTTTCCCGCGTCCATGCGGGCGGGCTGCCCAGCTCCGGGAACACCACGAAGAAGGTGTGGCGGCAGTTCCAGCCGCAAAGCCCTGCGCCGGTGCCGTAGCCGGTGGCGGCCTCGAAGTCCGGGTAATGCTTGCCCATGTAGTCCACTGCGCCGCCCCGGTGGAACTGCCTGCCCTGCCACACGGCATGACTTGGGCGCGCCCCGCCGTGGGCCGTCACCTCGACGAAGCTGGCCCCCATCTCGTCCATCCGGGCCTCCTGCAGCTTTGCGCCGGTCTGGTTCACGCCCGTGAGCACGGCCCGGCGGCAGGCCACCTCCAGCGTATCCCTGTGGCCGCTGGGGTAGGTGACGTAGGGCATGGAGTCGGCAAGGCCGTCCACAGCACGCTTGACGGCGGTCTTGTAGTCGAACGCGCCGCTGCTCACTTGGAGCCACGCCCTGTCCAGCGCCTGCTCGAAAGCCCCGGAGACGGTGTTAGCCGTGGTGGCGGTGAGGTTGGAGAAGCTACCTGCCGTCTGCCGATAGCCCGCATTGAGTAGGTTTTGGAGCGGTGTCGATTCTTCGAAGGGCGTTGGCTCCTTGCCGTAGTGGTAGTAGATCTCATCCTCGGCTTCCAGTGCAGCGATCGCGGCCTCCTGCATCAGACGGCGTATCTCGGCCTCGCTCTTGCCGCTGTACCGGGCCAGCAGCTTCACCACATTCTTGCGGACGGCCTCGGTCTGCTGGTAGCGCCAGAGCTGCCAGTTCGCCGTGGGCGTCAGGGCGTCCATCCTGCCGATGCGCCGGGCCACGTCCCGGAGAATCGTATCCTCCACCTCCTGCCAGAGGGCCACGAGGGCGTCCGGGGCGTGGTCGAGATAGTCTGGGGCCAGCATCAGGCACCCCCGTCGAAGGTCAGCTCAGGCTGGCGGCTTTCGGTACGTGCCTCTTCGGCCAGCCGGCGGGCATCCTCTTCGGAGATGCCGTACCGGGCCGAGAGGTACTTGTAACGGGGCAGCAAGCCGCTGAGGGCGTCATCCCTCATCTGGGTCATGCGGGTCTCGGCGTCGGTGATATAGCTGTCGTCCCAGTTCACCGAGATGGGAGTGTCGGGGACGACTGTAGCCTTCTGCAAGTCTTTTGCAGCCCAGAGGATGGCCCGGATGATGGCGATCAGAGCGCCCTCGATGGGTATCTGGTTCTTGTTGGCGCTGGCTACGAGATCCTGTCGGCTTCCGTTGTACTCGGTGGCCGTGGTGACCTTGCCATTCTCGAAATCGTACCGGTGACAGCCCAGCCCGCACTTGAAGGAGAACAGGTTGAGCATATCCTGCACGGCCCGGTGATTCTGCTCCACGCGGAGGTCGGGGTTGTATTCATGGTACTCGCTGGACTGGTCGAGGCTGCTTTCCTTGCCGGGCAGATGCACAAACTGGCTCACAACATCGTCGTCCGGCGGGATGGAGTGCTCCACGCCCTTATCGTCCACCACCTTGCGGCAGATGTCGGCACTGTAGAATATTTTCTTGTGGCCGAGGCGGATGTCCTCGCGGTAGTTGTCAAAGGCAAGGTCCACGCCCTGCGCCTCTTCCAGCGCCTCGGCAAAGACGCTCATGCCCAGCCCGCTGCCGCCATCGATGTTCTTGACAGCTCCCGGGCTGAACAGTGCAAACCAGGGCGGGGAGCCCTCTACCGTGACGCTTTCCACCGTGCCTTCCGGAGGCTTCTCGACCGGAGAAAACACCGGTGAGCCGGATGCGGAGTCAGTGACGCGAAACCATTCGTTGCGGATGGTGCGGCGCTTCTCGTCACCGGTATGCGTCTGTAAGTAGACAGCAGGCTTGCCGTCCATCAGACACTCGGAGACAAAGGCCGCTTCGGTCACGACGCCCCGCTCCACCCGCAGGGGGAGGATGCAGGGGGCCGGGTCGTAGTCCAGCTTGAGTCGGACGTCCGGGCTGGGGACTGCCTTGCCGTTCACGACGGTCATATTTTCGACGCTCAAAACAAAAGCGCCCGTGCCGGACCAGAACGCTTTCTCGACCAGCGCGTTGGCATTCGTCCAGAAATGCAGGTCGCGGAGCAGACCGCCCACCTGCTGCTCATCGTCGCCCAGCAGATACCGGGCGGTGGCTGCGTCCGTGATCTGGAAAGCAGTGCGGTCATTCAGCAGCAGGTTGGCCCAGTCTTCGCAGACCCGCTTGGGCATCCGCAGGGAGGCAATGGTGCGCTTTTTGGTGCCGTCGGCATACTTGGCGGCGCGGGTATGAACGCCGGGTACGCTGCCTTTCCACCATTGCCGCCATGTCTCGATCTGGCTGTAGTAATCGGCATCCAGCTTCCACCCGCGCATCTTATGCAGATAGTCCAAAAAATCGGTGATGTTCATGTGTTCGTCAACCTCTTGAAATCGCGCTCGATGGTGTACTCATAGGCGTCCAGTGTGTCGATGTCGGTGCTGCCGTCGTCGAGGCGTTCATCCACGCCGGGATGCTTGCCGCTGTAAAGGGCCGTGGCAAGGGCATCCCGCAGAGTGGCAGCTTCCGGCATGAGCCAGAACCGCCCGCCGCCCATCAGGATGCAGGTGAGCCGGATGCGGTCGGTGATCTTTATCTTAGCGCTGTTCTCCACCCGATCAGCAAGCCAGCTCAGCTTGCATCGGCGCAGGCGGGCGCGGATATGGTTTATCAGGGTCTGTTCAGCGCTGTCGCAGAAGATGTACTGGATCTCGCCCCAGCGGGCAAAGACCGCGATGCAGAACTCGATGAGTTTGTCGGCCAGATAGTCGGCATCCTGCGCCACCGGGTCGAGGCGCTGGGACGCCAGCCCCACCACACCAGACCAGCCCGGGAGAATGGCGGTCGCCACGAAGGCGTGTTTTGAGCCATTGCCGCCGAAGTCCACGCCAATACGGATCCGCCACGGGTGCAGCTGTTTCTCGGCGGGCCAGAAAAAACGCCCATCCCCGGCGGCGAGACTGTCGGCCAACAGGCGGTAGATGACGCCGTTGGCCGCCATCCACTGCCCGAGGATGAAGCGGTTATAGTAGACGGTGCCGGTATACTCTTTTTTCAGGTCGGCCACGAACTGGGCCGGAAGAGTCGGATTGTCGTCGATGGTGTAGGCCTGACAGTAGATGTCGGCATCGCTGTCGAGGAATTTCTTGAACCAGTGGGAGGGGCTTTCCGGGTTGCAGGTGCCGTCGAAATGACTGTGCGGACAGGACAGGCGGCTCTTGAGCATCTGGAAAACGCCTTCGTCCCAGGTGGTGATCTCGTCACCGTAGGCGTACTCGAAGGCTGCGCCCTGAATCCGGGCAATGTGCTTTTTGTTGTCGGCACCGAGGACATAGACCTTGTGGCCGAAGAGCTGCACGATGTTGCCGGAGGCCGAGGTGCGGACGACGCCCACAAGCTCCGGCCCCCAGAGGCCGCGCATGGGCTCCAGCACGTTGCGTTCCAGTGTGCCGAGGGTATTGCCCAGCATGACCAGCAGGCCCTCGCCCCGGGCCGCGCAGATCCGCTTCGGAATGGTGACGGCGCAGTCGAGATAGGTCTTTCCGGAGCGGGTGGCTCCGGTCTTGACGTTCCAACGGTGGGAGCAGCTGCGGAGATATTCCTGCTGAAACTCAGTCAATGGCACTGTCCACGCCTCCCAGCAGCTCCTTCGCCTTTGCCAGTGCATCGGCGGCGGGGTCTTTCTCGGAAGTGTCTTTGTACATCCCGAGGTGTTTGCCCAGCAGGTCGAGCGCGCGGAGCTTGTCGGCCAGCTTCACTTCCTGCTCAAGCCCATCCTCGCCGAACGTCTTGACCTTGACTGACTGCACAGCGGCAAGGTCATCGTGGCGGGCATCGGATTTGAGAGAGGCGGTCTTGGGGTCGATGAGGTCAGCGGCGTTGACGAATGCAATCTTTGCCAGCTCGCGCACCACCCGGTCAGTAGATACACCGGTGCGGCGACTCTGCTCAGCCTGAAGCTGGGCGATGAGCTTCTGAACTCCAACATTCTCCAACAATCGCGGCCCCACGGTCTTGGCACTTGCTGGGGAATATCCGGCGCGGATGGCTGCTTGGGTCGCATTCAAATCGACCATGTATTCTTCGCAGAATCGTGCCTGCTTGTCGGTCATCCTCACCACCTCTCCGGTGCAAAAGTAAAGCATAAAAAATCCCCGCACATTTCTGTGCAGGGTGATTGACGCACATCCGGTGGGGTATCCTTGAACCCACTGCGGATTCCGGGGCCTCCGGTGGTGTGCCGGACTCTCACGGGGAGAAGGAGGGACTCCCATCCGGCACGCCAGCCCCAAGCGGTTTTGCAGGCCATGCGTCAGGCGGTTGCTGCGGCGGGTCGCAGCGTCATGGTGCCGCCCTTGGAATCGAACCGGCCGTGTCTGGTCACACGCGCCGCGCACCAAATTGCGCTCAGGCGGCATAATAGAAGCAGCCTGCACACCATGCGGTCAAGCGTCAAGGAGGACATGGTGCGGAGGCTGCGTGTATCGGGTGGCCTTTCCGGCTCTGCCGATGGTATCATTTTACACCGGAAGAGAGTGAACGCACAATGAACGGATACTGCACAGTTTCAGAGCTTCAGGTGTTCAATGGCCCGGCGGCGCAGGGCGAAAATGCCACGGGAAGTGAAATTCATGTCTGCGGCTACCTGCTCCCATTTCAGGCAGTCCAGATAGTATTTGCGAAGAGCGCAGTATTCGGCGGAGTCCAGCTGCACAAGCACGGCATCGATCTCCGCAAACAGAGCATCACAGACGGCCAGCTGCGCGTAGGCACGGCGTTCGGCTTCTTCTTCACGCTCTACTGCCCGGGCGAGGCTCTGCCCATCCTTGCTGCCTCCCGGCGCGGCGCTGAGGTTCTGGGTGATGTGCCGGGTGGCTTCCTGCGCCTCTGCCAGCCGGTAGGAGAGCCGCTGGTAGAGCTTTTCGGCCTCCCGGTAGCGGGAGAGCCAGCTTATTTTCTCTTCATAGGTCAAATTGGTTACTCCTTTCTATGGAGGGTATGGAGGATAGGAGGCTGTTTCTGAAAAATCCCTAGAGGAAAACAAAAAATATATAGGAAAAAAGTCTGGGAAACGGCTCCTCTGCTTCCATACCCTCCATATTCTCAATTTTTCAGGCGGGTCTGCTCATAAAGAGGACTGCTTTTGACTGGGGCGACGGACGGCTCTGTGCCACGCGCCAACGCCATGCAGCGCATCCCTTCCTCTGAAAGGGTCATACCTACATACTCGTTGTAGTACATCCCCTTGCGGATCTCGTAGTGCTTTTTCACTTCCATACCGAACTGTTTGTTCGCCATGCGCCATTTTTCGTTGTTTTCACTGCACCAGTTCAGGTAGGTGCGGAACAGCACGCTGGCCTGCACCGTACTGCTCTCAGCTGGTTCGGTGCAGTCAGCCAGAAAGGCCGCGATGCGGTCCTGGTCTTGTTTATAGGCGTTTACGGCGCTGTCCACGGCGGCACAGGGTGGCAGACCGTGCCGTTTGCCGCCCTGGCTGTTGGCCAGCCATTTCTGCAGGCCGCCCAGCGCCCAGTTGAGGATGCCGGGCAGCTCGGCCTCTAATTTCTGAGGCAGCAGCATATCCTGCTTGTCTTCCGGGATGCGCTGGGTGAAGGGGACCAGCCGGATGCGGCGCCAGATGCCCACATCGGTGCCGCGGATCTTCGGCAGGTGGTTGGTGGCTTCCAGCAGCTTGAACTCCGGACGGAACTCAAATTCCTTGCCGTACTGGAAGCGGGCAGTGATGGTGTTGCCGCCGGTCATTTGTTTTACGAGGCCTTCGTCCAGCATCGCGCCTTGGTCGCCCTCTTCCAAAGTGACAAATCGGGCGCCTTTCAGACGGGCGACATCGCTGCGGGCCGCACCAGAGGAACGGCTGTGGGAGTTGGCGATGGTATCGGCTTGGGCGTTCATGCAGTAGTCGCCCAGCATCTTGGCCAGCGTTTCCAGAAAGGTGCTCTTGCCATTGGCACCGTCGCCGTACAAAAAGAACATACACTGTTCTCGTGTGGAGCCGCACAGGCAGTAGCCCACCATCACCTGCAGATATTCGGCCAGCTGAGCATCCCCTCCGGTGACCGACTGGATGAACGCTTCCCATACGGGGGCTTTTGCCAGCGGATCATAGTCCACCTGTGCCATGCGGGTGATGTAGCGTTCCCGGTCGTGGGGCTCAAGTTCCCGGCGGGCGAGATCAAGGATGCCGTTGCGCACATTCAGCAGACCTTTGTTTTTATCGAACTGATCCGGCAGCATGGGGATGCCAGGCAGATGCTGGGCCTCTTTGAGGAAGGCTTCCTTACTGCGGCTGGAACGGCTTTTCTGTACATGGCGGCGCATGGCACCGGCAGAATTGGTGTCCCGGATGCCAAAGCAGGCCTTGTCCATCTGGTCCAGCATTTCATCCGCGAAGCCCTTGACAGCAGCAAGGTCATCCCGCTTCCAGCGGGTGCCATCCCATACCATCCAGCACTTGTCTGTGGGGTTATAGCGCACCCGGTCAGCGTAGCGGTCGCGGAAGCGCCGGGCATTGCCGGTGTCGTCCATGGAGTAGGTCTTGATGCCGGGGGCCGGCGCGGCAGGAGGCTGCACCCCATATTTTGCATTCAGAGTGCGGAGGGCTTCGTCTTGATCGACAAAGGACACGGTGTCCTGCGCGGATGTGGGAGAGTACACCTCCTGGCAGTCGCTGACGGCGCGCTCGAGCGTCCAGCGGCCATAGGTCTTGGCTCCGCGCCGCTCATCCCATTTGGGACGCATCAGGCCGGAGGAACGGAAAATACGGTCCATGCGCTCCACATCGGCACCAAACCAGAACGCCAGCAGATTGCAGAAACTGAGGTCTGCTTCGCTGTGGCTGTTGTAGTAACCCTGCCAGCTGCCTGCATACAGGGCGGCAAAGCGTTCGCCGTCGCGGGCGGCGCAGGCGGTATGCAGCAGCTCTTCATCGGAGCAATCCACCTTCTGCCGTATGGCTGCGGGAGCAGAAACCTGAGATGCTTTCGGTTTCGCCAGATATTTTGCGTGTACGGCGGCACATTCGGCACTGCGTTCCTCGATGGAAAAGCTGTTCAGGGCATTGCCGGTAACGGTGAAATACCGTCCGCCATCGTACATTTCCAGTCCGATGCTGCTCTTGCGGCAGGCTCCGGCTGGCTTTTTCCCGGTAAACAGCAGATGTACGCCGGTGCCGCTGGGACTTGATTCGGTATAGGTCTGCATTTGGTCGATGATCTCTCTGGCCATATCAGAGAGTGTCCCGGTATCCGGGTCCCGGCAATGGTCGATGTCGATGCCGCACAGCCCATCCCCTAAAAGCACCCCGACACCGCGCAGGCCAAAGCGGGAGACGGCAGCCTGCGCTGACGCCAGCGTACCCCATGTGGCGGGCTCATTTGGCATTGCATTTTTTCCGGTGGCGGGGTTGATGGGCGTTTTTACGGCGTCGAAGCAGACCCAGCGGCGGCTTTCTTTCAGCGCCTGAGGGAACTGTTCGAGCATAGGCACCTCCTCAGTTAAAAGGGAAGATCATCCGCGTCATTGATCACAGTGAAACCCTCCTGGGCGTTCGGCTGGGTCTGCGGGTTCAGGTAGTCTTCTACATTGCCCATGCCAAGGTAGCGGTCAACATAGGTGCGGGTGTACTGGGGCTTCTGCTTATCCTGCTGCACATTGATCACACACAGATGGCCGGGGAACAGGGAAAGCGATTTTTCCAATTCGCTCAGGCGGGCCAGCGGCAGCTGGATCATCTGCAGAAAACCTTTGAAGAAAGGCAGACCGTTCTTATTCAAGCCGTAGCTGGTAAAGGCATAACGGCCCTTGTACTGTCCCTCGGTAACGACAAAGGATACGCTCAGGGCGATGCCGTTATTGCTGCGGGCGACGATTTTGGCCTCTTTCAGAATGGCATTGTAGCGGCCGATCGGCAGGTTCCCGCTGCCGGTCTGGGCGCTGGCCGAGGCAAAATCATCATCAAGGGCGGCAAGGGCGGATGCATAGTTCAGTTCAGACATAGTAGTTACTCCTTTTCTGTAATGTTCATGTTCTTATAAAGCGTCCGGCGCTGTTTATACTGCACCATCAGCTGCGGGGTCTTTTCGTCTACAAGGTCTATCACGAGGGCTTCGGTCTTGCCGGGAGCCGAGCGCTGGATGCGTCCGATGCTCTGTTGTACGATCACCTTGTTGCGGGTGGGTGTTGCCAGCACAAGACGGTCCAGACACGGGATGTCCAACCCCTCTTTTGCCAGTTGGTAGGTGGCGAACAGGATGCGGGCTTGTCCATTCTTCATGCGGGCAAGTGCGGCAGTGCGTTCTGATTTTTTGGTGGCGCCGCAGACGAACTCGGCGGCGAGGCCCAGGTTGAGTGCATAAGTGTGCAGTCGGTCCAGAATTGTCAGAGACGCTGCCAGGACCAGCCAGCTGCGGCCTTCCGTCACGGCCCTGTCGATGATTCGTTCCACCGTCTGCATCCGGCCCGCGTCATCTGCCATGTGGCGCATCAGGCGGATGTAGTCGATGGGGCTTTCGTTGGCTCTGGGGGTGTACACAAAGGTGGTGGGGACTGTTTCGACTCTTGGCGTGATGAGGAGCTGTTCCAACTGCTGGGAGTCGATCACTGCCACGCGGGGACCCAGGACCTGGAAGATAGTCTCGCTCAGGCCGTCGCTTCGGGTATCGCTGGCGGTCAAGCCGAAGCGCCATCGGGCGGGCAGGCACCGGAGCACTGCTGCAAACATACTGGCCTGTTCGGGATTGTTGACGACATGATGGCACTCGTCCACGATCACCACACCCACAGTGCGGGCAAGCTCGTTCAGCTCCATGCGATACAGGCTCTGCACGGTGGCAATGGTGAGCTTGGTTCCACAGCGCTTGTGGCTGCCGGACACGATGGCCACCTCTCGCTCATCCAGCCCCAGACGCAGCTGTGCGCGCTCTTTGGCCTGCTGGGCAAGGTCTAGTGTGTGGGTGATCCAGAGCGCAGGTCTGCCCAGATGGGCAATGACCGCCATGCCGATCTCAGTCTTTCCGGCACCGCAGGGCGCAATCAGCACACCCTGACACCACCGGCAGGCAAGCGCAGCGTTCACGGCCTGCTGCTGGTAGCTCCGCAGCGAAAATCGAGAAGTATCAAAATCGACCGGTTCACCTTTGAGAGTCCGGACCTGTGCAGTAGTGCCTGCGGGCCGCGCCCGCCAGACCTCTTCTGCCATGCCGCGCGGCAGGGTGAGGGCATTGCCCTTTATCTCGTACAGCATCACAGTCTCCGGGATGTTGTAGGTGGGCCTGCCCAGCCGCAGGGCATTCTGAAACTTGGGATTCGGCACGGTCAGCTCCTGGATGAGCTGGTGCAGCAGAGGCGTCGGCACATCCTGCAGGTGGAGTTCTCCATCCAGCGTATAGATCACGGATGCACCACCTCCAGTACGCTCAGAATCTCAGTGGGCAGGCCTTCCAGCTTCACGCTGCCGCGCTCGCCGCTCTCAATGCGGTCCCGGATGTAGTACCACGGAAAGTAAATGTCTGAGGCAGGCACATCCCGGCGCACAGCCACGACGGCGATTCCGCCGGCATCTTCTTTGCGGCTGAGGTTTTCCACCTCATTGGGGCGGAAAGCCGAGAAGGGCAGATTGCCCTTGGCGATATGCTTGCACTCGATGCCCCAGCTGCGGCCGTCGATGGTGGCCTCGATGTCGTAGGGCTGGCCGGAATAATCTGTGGGCCAGCCCCGGCACCAGACCTTCGGAATGCCGCAGAGGATGTCCAGCAGATCGTCCTGCCAGACCTTGCCGCGGGCATTGCGGGCCTGCTGCAGCTTGTCTTTTTTCTGCCGAGTGCGGGCATCACTGGGGCGCATTGGCGGCCTCCTTCTCCTTTTCGGCGGCGCGACGGGCTATTTCGGCTTTCCGGGCGCAGGCCTGGCACAGGCACTTGCCGTAGGTCTTGCGGGTGTAACCGGCCAGTTGGTCGATGGTCATTTTGCTGGTGGCCGATACCAGCCGCCCACATTCCTCGCAGCGAATGGGCTCCTTGCCGTCATTGGCCCACTCGGCCAGCTGTTGGCCCAGCTCCGGTGTGATCACCGCACCGAAGCCGTCCAAGAAGGTCACGTCCTTGCTGGTGGTGGCAATGTGGTCCCGCCCGATGGTGAACATGATGTCGAACTCATACTCCACATCGTCTCTCTGCACCGGTGCGAGGCCCACTTTCACCGGCACCTGCTTGCCGCGGTCGTTCTCGGTGAGCACATAGTCCTGTTTGACCCGCAGGGTACAGATCGTGTGGCAGTTGACGGACAGCAGGTAATTGATGAAGTTGTTCTGGATACGCCCAGCTTCATCCCAGGCGGTGTAGCTGTTTTTGTTGGGCTGAGCGGCAATGCCGGCTTTGATCTCCAGGACACCGCCCGAACTGTTCCAGGCGTGAGACAAGCTGTCAACGATCACGACACCGTCTGGCCCCACCTTCTGTACAGCGGCGTCCACGCATTCCTTGTAGCGGTCAGGGGAATAGGGCGCTTTCAGTTCGATGTACCAGAACTCGCCGATGCCCAGGTCGCTGCGGTTTGCGTACAGTTCACCGCGCCGGTGCTCGGTATCGATCAAGCAGACTTTCGAGAAGTCGCCGCCGGTCAGTCCGGAAGCCAGCAGCAGTGCGCCCAGGGTCTTGCCGCCGCCAGACACACCGGCCAGTGCAATGCGCAGCTTGGATTTTTCGCGGGTAGCTCGGGTGATTTCAACCATAAAAATACCTCCTTAATGTTTCTGCGGGGTGAACCGTGCTGCGGCATCCCGTACATCCTGCGGAATATTGTCCGCATTGTCACAAAGCCAGAAAAGACCCTGTGTGTCCTCGTCCTGCCAGCGGGCGATACCGGTCTCTGCGTCCAGAAAACCAAAGTTTGCGCCGGGCTGGACCACGGCAAAGGCATCCAGGGGAAAAGCTGCTGCCAAATTCCTGTCGCTGTACTGGACGAGGGCGTTTGTGGTGGTGCATATCGGCAGGCAGACCATGCCGGTCTCGTAGGTCCCGGCTGTATAACGGCTGAGGTCGATGGCTTTGTCGCCTTCGGGGATGTCCTGCGGGCCACAGCCCTTGGCCACCCACTTGGATTCGCCGATCTTGGGCATATCGGCCAGCCAGGTGACGAGCTGGCCTGTGATCTCACTGGGACAGTGCTCCTTCGGGATCAGCAGCGCCCAGCCTGCGCCGGTGATGAAAAAGGAATCCCAGAGCCCGCGATGTTCGGTGCGTAGGATCTTCACGCCGCCGCCCTGCCAACTCTGCTTCATCAGCCGGAGAAATGCCTTTATGTCGAATCTCATTCAAACAACGCCTCCCGTTCTGCATCTTCCACACTGCCGGCAGCTGTGGGGTTGATGGTGGTATCGTCTTCCAGCGATGATATGATCTCCCCGCACAGGGCGTACAGCGGCGCACCCATCTGGGCCAGCGGGGTGCCGGTGGCGCAAGCCTGCCCGAACCAGTTCAGGTACATGGAACGCATACTGTCTGCGATAAAGCGTGCCTGCTGTTCGCAGGCCTGCTCCGGGGCAAGAAAGCCGTCTGCATCCTGCTGCAGCTTTTGGTATTTGGCTTCGGCTTCATTGGCCCGACGCTGAGCGTCCTCGACCTGACTGCGGGCCTGCGCTTTTGCTTCGGCGGTAAGGGCGTCCACCTGCCGGGCGACTTCGTCTTTGTCCACCACAGCCACGATGGGCTGCTTCCGGGCGGCTTCGGCCTCGGCCTTCCACTTGTCGGCCCGACGATTGGCCGCTTCGGCCACCTGACGGGAGCCTGCAAGCTGTTTCTCGGACTCCTGCGCCCGTGCCTCGGCCTTCTCGCGCGCTTTCCAAGCTTCTTCTTCCCGGGATTCAGCGGCGTCTAACCGACTTTTGAGCTGATCGTTTTGCTCTGTCAGACCTTTAATGTCGGCATTTGCGGATTCCAGCTGAGCATTTGCGGTATTCATTGCGTCCCGCGACTCCTGCTCCTGAATGCAGGCGCTCTTCAATCTGGCCTGCGTTTCGTTCAGCTTGTACTCTTTGGCCTTGAGCTGGGCTAAAAGCTCCTGCACCCGCTGGCTGTCTCCGGCGGCTTCGACCAGCTGCGCGGCACTCCCGCTGCGGGCGATGAGGTTCAAATCTTTGCGGGTCAGCTCGGGCAGCTGTTTTAATTGGTCAATCGTTGAACCATTAAAAGATTCTCCGGTCTGCACCATATTCCATGCACCCGACTTGCTCATACCCTTGCTCTCATACCACTTTGTCCATGTACCGCCGCCATACCGGCCCGCCTTGGCAGTCAGAGCGTGGATGCGGGCGAGGTAGATGCAGGAGATCAGGTATTCGTCCTGCGCCGCGCCGTAATGCAAATCAAACTGCTGGTCGGCTTCGGTGGCCTGCTGGGATAAATCACCCAGAGCCGAGAAGTCAAAGGTAGGGGCGGCGGGGATATTGCCGAACGGCTCGGCAACATCTTCAGAGTGAGCGGGAGTCAAATGCTTTTCGCCTTCGGTCTGGTAGCTGTTGCACTCCTGCACGGGGTGGCCGCAGCTGCGGCAGTTTCCGAAGCATTCTTCTTTGCACCCGCCACAGGTGCAGGTAGAGCAGATACAGGGAGCAGGAACATCCAAGGAAGATTCCTCCTTTACCAGTGCTCTGGAATTTTTGATGTCAGTCAGAACTTTCTCCATCTCCTGCTGCGGCGTCATGTCCTTGCGGCTGCCATTCGGAGTAAAGAACTGACCAAGCAACTCTCTTTTTGCGGCAACGCCTTTCAGATTCTGGGTGCAGGTGATAGTCAGGCAGTAACGGCCATCAGATCCATAGTCCGATGCACGAATATCTTTGGAAAACGAGCCAAAAATCTCTCTGTCTGGATAAGTGTCTTTGATCCATGCGGAGACCTGAGACAGAAAGTCGAAGTCCAGACTATGCACTCGACAAGTGCATTTATCCTTGATAGAGCCAGCGAACTCTGACGCATAGGTGAGGGTCTTGCTCATCCGGCATTCGTAGCCCTGAGTCTCCCGGCTGACAGTTCTAGCACTTTCATCCCATTGATAGTTTCCGTATGGCATGGCGTAGGGGCATCCCCAGCACTCATGGCCGGGTGCATAGCCGGATAGGCGGTTGCCAGTGGTACTGGCATCGGTGGATTTCTTCACTCGCCGTCCGCATTTGCAGATATAGGTGGTCATACCCGCACCTCCAACTCCTTCAGGCGGTCAAGCATCTCGGCCTGCAGGTCTTTGTTCAGAGGCTGGAAGCGGTTATTCCGCCAGCCGTAGCAGAGGATGGTGCCATAGATGGGCTGGCCGCGATAAGTACGGTTCAGGCCCTTGCCGTAGATGCCATACACCAGCACCGCCGGGGTGCGGGGCAGGACTTTCTGTTCGCAGGGACACTGCAAAAGCGCTTCCATGCCCTGCAGCGTGTCCGGCAGGGTGGTGATGACCGGGTCCTTGCCCGGCTCGATAAGAATACCTTTCATGCATTACTCTCCTTTGTGTATCCGTGCTTGATACGGAGCTTTTCCAGCTCGTCGTAGTAGATGTCATGCGAAAATTTGACACTGGAAAGGTACTCCCGCTGGAATGCGTCGGACAGGGTGGAAAGAATCTCCAGCGCCGCCAAGGCTTTGCCAAGAGCGGAGGCGATGCTTTCAAGAATGCCAGTATTGCAATCTCGGCGGAAGAGCCTGTCAGAGCAGTAATAACGGTCCGGACGGAGTCTGCTGTCAGCAAAGCCTTGCTCCAGAGTGGAAGTGCCGGTGCAAATGTCAGCGGCCGCTTTGTTCAGGGAGGCAAGCTGCTCATAGATCAGCGCAGATTGCCATTCGGGTATATTCCGGATATATTCCAGCAGTGCTTTTTGATTTTCTGTGTTCATTTTTCTTGCTAAAACCTCCAAAGTATGTTATTCTTCGGGGTGATGGGACTCGAAAACCATCATCCCTTTGCAGGCTCGTCCGTGTTGGTAGCGCGGACGGGCTTTTTGTTTACTCGTCATGTGGCTCACTCCAGCACAAGGCTCTTGACATACGGCAGCCAATCGCGCCAGCATGGCTTGGAAAGACTGCGGTTGACAGCGTAGTAATAGGCTGCATTGCTGATTTTGGAAGATCCTTTCAACCGCTGCTCCTTGACCATGTGGTTCACTTGATTGCGGGAGAGGCCCATGCTCATCAGGAGCTTTTTCATGCGCTTCGTTTTCATGCGTCCCTCCGGTTCTGCCGGTACTCCGGCTCTTCGGTGCGGGCGTGGCGGCGGTCGATGTACCTGCGGCGCTGGGCCTCGCGCTCTGCGGCATGGTCGCCCAGCCGGGCAAAGAACAGCGCCAGCAACAGCAGCACCATCGCGGTGATGAAGTCGGTGTCGGAGATGACGCCGAGGGCTTCGACGCTGCCCGCAAAGCCAAGTGCATACAGCATCCCGACGGCACCGCTGGCCACGGCCAGCCAGTACCAGACGCCAGATTTGATTCTCATGGGGATTCCTCCTATTTTATTTCTGCGGCACACCCAGCTGCACCAGCAGGGCGGGGACGTTGATCATGATGCACCGGCCACTCTTGAGGTGAGGGATGGTGCCTTTAGCAAGCTCTTTGCGCAGGTAGTATTCCGAAAGCCCGGTGGCCCGGGCAGCATCGCGGACATTCATGAACGGGGTAGAGGGGACGGGAGGAGTATGCTTCCTCATAGCGGTCACTCCTTTTTCTCAGTGGTGAAGATGTCGGCCATGATCTGGTCGAACGCGGGCAAACCAAAGGCGACGATCTTCAGCTGGTCAATGCAGCTGTCCAACTCTGCCTGCGCCCTCTGTACGAGGTCATCGGCCCGGCGCACTCTGTCGCAGGCTCCGCCGTACAGGGACTTCCATTCCAGGAACGTGACCTTGAAGTCGTCCCGCTGCTTCAACATATCGTTTCGGGTGTCGATGACCTCCGCAAGCTGCTCCTTGGCAGTGCTTACCGTCTTGATGGCCGCAGTCAGGCGCTCGTTGGTAGCTTCCAACTGCTCAATGTGCTGCTGGGCTTTGACGGTCTCGTACACGCCGTTCTTGCGCAGAGCGGGCAAAACCTCGCTGGTCACCCAGTGTTTGAAGGCTTTGGCCTTCGGCATCTTGCTGCTCAGGATCAGGCTGTAAAGGCCAGACTCGTTGATGAGGGCGGTCTTGGATGAGGGGGACACATTCCCATTTTGGGAATCTGCCCCCTGCGACAGCATCTCAAACCGCTTGTCCTCCTCATCGACGTGGGTGATGATGGCCTTGCCGGGATTCTTGTACCCCAGCGCCTCAGCGACGTCCTTGCCGACCAGCCACGGCTGGCCGTTGAGTTCGACGGTGCGCACCTGCCCGAACTCGGGGTTGGAGAAAATCTGTAAGTCGTTCATGTGGTTTTGTACCTCCTTGTGGTTAGTTCCCTTCTGCGGTAGAATAAAGGGGCAGAAGGGAGGTGAGAGCATGACTGATTTTGATAAAATCGTTCTGTCCGATGATGATGTCAGGTATTTAGAAATGGCACGATATGGAGCTATTCTTCATTTGCATCCAGTCAACGCGGGGCATCTATTAAAACTGGGGTTTCTCGTGCACTATGCACTTTCTGAAACAGATGACGAATTTGTTGTTACAGAAGACGGGATGCTATACGCTAACTACATTGATAAAAAGAAAGATGCAGAGAAGTTATTGGAAGAAAAAGAAAATTCACGTTATCAACAAGAAAATTTCAGGGAATGGACGGGTATTATCGTGTCAAATCTAATGGCGTTTGCAGCGCTCATTATTTCAGCAATATCTTTATGGCTTCAATTACGAGGATGATACTCAACATAAGGGCTGGCGTCCAATACAACCACCACGGTGGCCGATGAGTACACATATAGCGAATGATTGTCCAGCGTTCCTCTTCCACAGGTTTGCTGGACTTTTTGTTGTTCTCCATGTGGTTCACCTCCTTTCACTGATATTGCGTAAACGTAAGTTTATGCGAAAAAAATAGCATCGGTCTCCTGCGGAGTAAGATGCAGTGCGGCCCGGAACAATTGAATCTCATTTCGGGTGAAGTCGGACTGACCACCCATTTTACGGGAAAGAGTTGCCGGATTGATGCCCATAATCTGGGCGGCATCTTGAGTTCTTATGCCATGCTCGATACATTTGGCACGGAATAAATCGCGGTTGAACATTTGCTCACCTCCTTTGCGCAAGAACAGTATAACTCTTGCGTATACGTAAGTCAATACGAAAATGCAAGCTTTCTTTGGGGAATTGCAAAAACACATTGCAAAAACGCAATATAATGATATAATAAAGGCAGAAAGGAGCATCAGATCATGGGGAATTACTTAGCTGACCGACGAAAAGCTCTTGGGTTAACGCAAAAGGAAATCGCAGAGCTGGTAGACGTATCAGAAGCAACAGTCTCCCGCTGGGAAAGCGGTGAAATTGCTAATATGCGGCGTGACCGCATTGCAGCTTACGCGAAGGCACTAAAAACCACCCCAAGCTTTATTATGACAGGGGATAGCGCTGATAAAGAACTTCCAGCGGGAGCCACGCTTTATAATGCCCAAAACGTTGCCCCGCTGTTGGGCACTGTCCGTGCAGGGATGCCGATGTATGCCGAGGAAAACATTGAAGATTACATTCCCATCCGGCAGACAGACGGTGCAAAGTATTTCTGGTTGAACATTCGCGGGGACAGCATGAATGCTGCCGGTATGGATGAGGGCGACCAGATCCTTGTACGTGAACAACCGGAAGTGGAAAACGGCCAGTTGGCTGTGGTGATGGTCAACGGCAACGAAGCGACTGTAAAATACTTCCGCAGGGAAGGCGATCTCGTGATCCTGACCCCGAAAAGCTTTAATCCGGTGCATCAGCCGCAGATTTATGATCTGAAGAAGATGCCGGTGCGAATTGCAGGATTGGTTGTGGAGTGCCGGAAGGTGTTCCGATAAAATAACGAGGAGGAATTGTAAAATGTCTTTATTTGGCAAAAAGGAAAAGGAAGAAATTGCGCGGCTGAATGCGGAAATGCAGAGCCTGCGGGACGCAATGCCATCCGAGAGCCGCACACTGGACGACATCAATCGTGAAATCAAAGCTTCGCGTGAAGAACTCGCTCGTGTACAAGAACACCTTGAAAGCCGCAACAGCGAGTTGAAAGATGCCTTGGAAGAACTTCAACAGGCAAAAGATCAGCTCATTGAAACGAATGAAGAAGTTCTGATGCAGAGCTTTGGTCTTTATACCCCTCGGTACTCTTTTATGAATGCAGACGAGTATAAGGCACACCTTTTGGAAATTCGTGCCAAACAGAAAGATATGATTAAAGCGAAAACGGCTGTCAGTGGTAATATGAACTGGACAGTCGATGGAAATGCATCCAAAGGCAAGAAGATGGTCTCTGATATGCAGAAACTTCTCCTTCGTGCATTCAATTCAGAATGTGATGATGTGATCGAACATGTTAAGTATAGCAATATTGATGCCAGTGAAAAGAGAATCACGACTTCGCGGGATGCAATTTCCAAATTGGGTACAATTATGGGGGTCAGCATTCAGCCGAAATATTACCAGCTGAAAATGGAAGAACTTCATCTCGCCTTTGAATATGCTCAGAAAAAGCAGCAGGAAAAGGAAGAGCAGAAGGAAGCACGTGCCAGAATGCGCGAGGAAGCCAAACTGGCAAAGGAAATTGAGGAGGAACGCAAAAAGCTGGAAAAAGAACAGCAGCATTACCAGAATGCATTGCAGCGTATCAATGCACAGCTTGAAGTGGCATCGGATGCTGATCGCGCGGCCATTGAGGAGAAAAAGGCAGAGCTCATGGCGCAGCTTGATAAGATTGATAAGGAATTTGCGGATGTTGATTACCGCGAAGCAAACCAGCGTGCCGGTTATGTGTATGTCATTTCCAACATTGGTGCCTTTGGCGAAAATGTCTACAAAATTGGCATGACACGCCGCCTTGACCCGCAGGATCGTGTGGATGAACTGGGTGATGCATCAGTGCCGTTTAACTTCGATGTACATGCGATGATTTTCTCCAACGATGCCCCCAAACTGGAAGCTGCGCTTCACAACGCCTTTGCTGATCGTAAATTGAACTTTGTTAACCAGCGCCGCGAGTTCTTCAACGTCTCTTTGGACGAAATCAAACAGGTAATCAAGGATAACTACGATAAGTCGGTTGAGTTCGTAGAGCTCGCCCCGGCGGAACAGTATCGTGAATCCCTGAAACTCAAAGAACAGGCAAAACATCAAGTAAATTGAACGATTTTTGAGGATTGGATATGAAAGATAAAAAAAAAAAAAAACCTACAAATATGGAATTGCAAACCGGAGAAGAAACAAGCCATAAAGCAGTTAGTCCATATTGGTTTGCGTTTATTCCGGCAGCTGCATTCGCAATTCTGACGATGTATGTTGGTATTTCTGAGAATATGGCAAGTGGCGCTATTTTGTTTGTTTCGGTTGTTATTGTTTTTTTGATGATATTTGTTCCGATTTCACTGATAATTTTTATCTTGAGAAAAATTATCAGCGCTATTGAAAAGGCGAAACAGTAAAAAAGCCCACCCATGCTGGAACATGGGCGGGCAGCAATGAAAAAAACTCCCCCGGTGCTGGAACACCGGGGGAGTAGATAAGCGGCTCGCCCTTGCGGGGTCATCGCACACCTAAGCACTGCGATTATACCTCTTTTGGGCGGGCTTGTCAAAGTGTACCCATATGGAGGTGTATTTTTATGGCGAGTTTCAAGGAGAAACTTGACAAAAACGGAAACCGCATCTACGAGGTGCAGGCCAGCAATGGGCGAGGGCGGCGTGTCTGGCGCACCTTCCACCCAGAGCCGACATGGAGCAAGCGCACCATTCAGCGGGAGCTACAGAAATTCGCCGCTGAATTGGAGCAGCAGTTGGCGGATGGGGAAGTGCTGACCCGTGAAGAGACTGCGCAAAAGGCCGCTGCGGAAGCCGTAGAGGCGGCCAAAATCAAAACTTTCCGGCAATATGCCGAAGCTGTCTATCTGCCTGAGAAAGCCGCCACGCTGGCGGAAAAGACCCGGGCCAGTTATACCCAGCTGTTGGAGCAGCATGTCTTTCCGGCTCTGGGCCATGTGCTGCTGCCGGAGATCACCCCGGCCATGATAAAGGCGTTACTTTCCAGTCTGTCAGAGGAGCTTGCCTTCGCCAGCGTGACAAAGGTGTATGCTGTACTGCATAACCTGTTTAAGGCTGCCTTGCTGGATGATACGATAGACCGGAATCCAATGGACAAGGTTCCGCGCCCCCGGAAGTCGAAGGATGCGGCCCTTCCTACAGAGCACAAGGCTTTTACTGCAGAGGAGACGCGGTATATTCTGCACTGTCTGGATGGCGAGCCGCTCAAGTGGCGGGCGTTTATCCTGCTGCTTATCGATACGGGCTGCCGCCGGGGCGAGGCCTGCGGGCTGCAATGGCAGTCGGTGGATTTTGATACCAATACGATCACCATCGAGAGGAATCTACAGTACACCTCCGAGCGGGGCGTGTACGAGACTCTGCCCAAAAACGGCAAGACCCGCGTTGTAGACATCTCGTCTGACGTGGCCGCGCTTTTGCAGGAGCTGCGGCAGAGTCAGCTGGTAACGGTGCGCTGGGTGTTTACGCAGGACGACAGCCCGGAGCCTATGCACCCAGACACTCCAACTCGTTACTTCCAGCGATTTGGCAAACGGTATGGGATAGAGCACTTCCACCCGCACAAGCTGCGTCACACGTCCGCCAGTCTTGCCATCACCAACGGTGCCGACGTGGTAAGTGTCGCCGCACGGCTGGGGCATTCTGACAGCAGCACCACGCTGCGGATGTACGCTCATGCCAATGAGGATAGCATCCGTCGGGTCGGTCAGACCGTAAGAGAGGCCTTGAAGCAGCCAGAAAAGAGAAAGGCTTGAATTTAATGCTGCTTCGTTGCGTCTCTTAATGGCTCATATTCGTCCTATAAACAGGATGCTTAAAAACCGCAACTTGACCGCAACAAAAACCGCAACATCCTCGAAAAATCGAAGTAATTAACGAGATTGCACGATACAGAATCAGACGAATAAAATGATTGCATCACGCAATTTATTTGACAATGAAACAACATGACACAACACGTTAAAAGTCCCTTTTATAGCTCGTAATGAGCAGGTCGTCCGTTCGAATCGGATCAGTAGCTCCAAAGTAAAATCCCCGAAAAGTGGCTTCACGCCTGGCTTTTCGGGGATTTTTGTTTGGCTTGGAAAATGCTTTTCGAGGGGGATGTGGGCGCTGATTGCCCTAATTTCCGGGAAAGTTTTTCAAAAAGGTGGCTCAAGAGGTGGCGCAAAAAGGGGAGAGAAACAAGAGAATCAGCCCGAGTTAGCACAGGATCTTTTGAGGTAGGTATCCAGACGATTGATTTTCTTTTTCTTAAATTTTTTATCGAGGGCGGTGTAGATGCCCAGCGTGACCGAGATGTCCTTGTGGCCCATCTGATCGCGGGCGGTCATGACGTCCACACCGGCGAAGTACATCAGGGTGCAGAAGGTATGGCGGAGCTGGTGCGGGGTAAAGGTATCGATGCGCATGGGCAGGCCGCCCGGGCGGTTTTTATTTTGCTGGCCGTCGTAGCCGTACTTGACGTTCAGGTCGCGCATATAGCTCTCCCACAGGCGCTTCCAGCCCTGCTCGGTCATCTGCTGGCCTTTGGGGTTGTGGAGCACATAGAGGCAGCCGTCCTGCTGGGTGCGGAGATAATCGACAAGGACCTTGGGGATACTGACGACGCGGACGCCGGCAGGCGTCTTGGGGATCTTGACCTTTTTGGCGCGGAAGTCGTAGCCCTTGCTGACCGTGATGGTGGCGTCGTCGAGGTCGATGTCGGCCCAAGTGAGGGCAGTGGCCTCGCTGCGGCAGAGGCCGGAGTAGAGCAGGAGCATGGCGGCTCGCTGGGCGGCGTGGGGCGTCTCCCGGATCCAGAGCTGCTGCGCCTCGGTGAGGGGGTCGCGCGGTTCCGGCGCAGCCCCGGCGGGGGTGATGGTCTTGATCAGAGGGTTGTACATCACGATCTCCGGGATGGCGAGGTCATACGCTGCCTTGGCGCTGCCGCGCAGATTGGTGAGGGTAAAGTGGGAGAGGGGCGGCTTGCCGTCGTGCCAGCCGGCCAGCGTGTTGAGCACCTGCTGGAAGTCGGACGCCCGCAGCTCAGAGGCGGGAACGTCCACCAGCTCGCCCCAGTGGGCTTTATTGGTGGCCAGCCGGTCAATGCTTTTTTGGCTGATGCCCTTTGCCTTTTTGGACGCGATGAGATTATCGTACAGGGTACCTAAGGTGGCTTCGGCCTGCTGGGGGTCCATACCTTTGGCGATGGCGGTGCGGTAAGCTTCGGCAGCTGCACGGGCCTCACGCTCCGTGGAGCCGTAAAAGGACTTAAACTTTTTGCTGCCATCGTCCGCTTTGCCCAGATAGATACGGTAGCGGTAGCGGCCGTCAGAACCTTTTTTATTTTTGGCCATAAAAACTCCTTTCCGACTCCGCTTGCCGATGCACATGAGGTATGGTATACTGGATGTGTCAGCAGGCAGAGAGTCATTGACTGCGTTGTTTTTCTCCGACATGCACCCCATGCGCGCCCCGGCAGCTTTTATCGTACAAGGCTGCCGGGATTTTTTGTACAAACGCCCCCGCTGGTGGAAACACTGGCGGGGGCGTTTGGTTATGTATCGGCGCGCAGGAGGTCGGCGGGTCTGATGTGCAGGATGTCGCAGAGTGCAAAGAGATTATCGATTTTGGGCTGGCCTGCGCCTCGCTCATAATAGCTGATCGTGCCGATGGTGACACCAAGCTTCTCCGCAAGCTCCAACTGCGTCAGCCCGGCGGCCTGCCGTGCCTCGCGGATGATGCGGGCAGATTCGGGGTGGCTGCGGGTGGACATAAATAAGCACCTCGATTTGATATAAAATTAGTTTTGAATCAGGATTTCTTTCCAATGAAGAGGAAAGCCAAGTTCAGACGGTTTTGCCAGCGGGTGAGAATCAAAACACTCCTGAATATTTGTTACAAACTGTGTTCGACTGGACATGGGCAGAAGATGATAAATCGCGTATATAAAGCCAAATGGCTTTGTACCATAGTCATTGATGCTTTTAGGAAGTTTTGCAGGAGGATTGATTCGAGGGCGATGGTAAAAACGTGCTCCATGTGCGGCAATATTACGAGCAACAACTGCGCAGTGCGTCCAGTTTTCGATATATTTTCGAGAAGGAATGCCGTAGAATTCGCGCGCAATCGCAGCACGGTCAGCGGAAAGCAAATTTTTGTACATCATTGAAATTTGGTCAAAAGACAGCACCTCGACGATGACCCAAACAGGATAAATATCGTTCAAATCATTGTGATGATGAAGGACAAACGGCTCATCCTTGCGCAGATGCAGAGATTTTGAAAGCGCATTTAGCAACTTGGCATGATTCCATGGGACCTCAAAGTTTTTGTTGTTTAGGTATCCAGTAGGTCCATATTTTTGAGAATGATAATATGCGACATAGGCCTTCAGGTTGGTTTCAACGATAGTGCAGGCTGAAAGAACGACAGAGCGAAACTGCTCATCAAAATCGTAAAGCTCTACAATATCATCAAAGGATGCACCTGCATGAAAATGGTCCTCACCAGAACAAGGATTATAAGAACGTAGAGTAAGAGAATACGCACTGAGCCGATAGTAATTTTTCTCGCGAAGGTGTTTCAACGCAATGGCTTCATCGTGAATAATGAGTCCGCGTCTGCGAAGAATATCCAACTGTTGCTCATATGTGCAGAAATCCTTGATTTTTAACGTCATAAAGAACCTCATGGATAAAAAAGTATAAAAAAAGACCCGCCATGATACGCTTGAATGCTTTCGCACTCAGAGGCTCGACGGGTTCTGTTATCCATATTATACTCCGCCAAGCCCGAATTGTATATGAAAAAAATATGAACTGTTGCAAATGTCACGAAAAAAGTTGAAAAGCTCTATTGACACGCATATAAAATTAAAATTTTGTTCACAGTCCCGACATATTCGTGTCAGGGATTTTTTATTTATGCTTCTTTTGCGTCCGGGCCAGATGCAGGACGTTTTTTATAACGCCCGGTGAGGACGAGGTCTTCGACGTACTCCACCGCCTTGATCTGGCCTTCGTCGTTGAGCTGGTCGAAGGCCGCTAAAAGAGTGGACTGCTGGGGAGTGAGGACGTGAGCTTCGGCAAGCTCGGACGAAAAATCATCCTGATACAGGAAATTGGGGTCAACGTGAAGAATATCAAAAATTTCCACCAGAATTTCCCACTTTGGACTGCTTACACCATTCTCATAGTTGCTGATGGCGTTTTTAGTCACACCAAGTTTCTTGGCTAAATCCTGCTGAGTAAATCCAGCCTGTTCACGCGCCTGTCGGAGCCGAGAAGCAAAAGACATTTGAAGCGCCTCCTTAAAAAATCTCGTTCTGGTGCAAGTATAAAGGCCACGTCTTGAAAAGTCAAGATGAAAGTTCAAGAAAATTGAACAAAGCTCTTGACTAAACAAGAATCCTGTGCTATTGTAAAAATGTCCAAGAAACTTGTACATGAAAGGAGCGTGCAGAATGAGTGCAACTGAGATGATTTATAAAATCATTGATGAAAAATGCTTGAAGCAATCAGCGGTTGCAAGGGCAGCAGGCTATGACCCGAAAAAATTCAATGCTCTTCTTCGCGGACGGAAGAAGATGACATCGGAGGACGTCGTGCCAATTTGCAAAGCGTTGGGCGTAACTCCGAATGAGCTTTTCGGGGTTGGCCGCTGACCCGACGAAGAGTGCGTGAGGGAGGAGGAAAAGATGGACAACGAAAGCAAAAAGCCCTGCGCTCCTGTGGAAGAGGAGAGCAGGGACTATAACGAGCTGGGGCTGCACCTGCACGGGAAGACTATGCAGACCGCCATGGAGCTGTGGGAGATGCTGCCGGGTTGGATGGAAGCACGGAGAATGGCATTTGTGGACCCGGAGTATAACCGGCGGATATCAGAACTCATTGCTCGGCTGGCGGAACCTGTGCTGAAAGCAGCGAAAGAGATGGCCGGATGGGGTCAGGAAGGACACACACCGGCTGGGACGGATAAAACCGTGGAGCAATGAGTTCCTGCCGGAACATCAGGTAGATGGCAGCGGTGCATTGCTCACAGAGATGTGGTTTCATCTCGCCGCAGCGGCCACAGGGTGACGGCGGTGAGAAAACAGGAGCTTTGCCCGGGATGATGCTGCAACGAATCTCGGACTCCTGCGGGGGCAGGATGCCGAGAGAATCGAAGGGGCAGCAGATTCGGAATTGAATTTTGTACAGCATAGGATATCTCCTTTCTGGGGGTATTGTATCACATCTTAAAAAGTTTGGCCACGAAACGGGCCGCTGACCCGCCGAAGCGTGCGTGAGGGAGGAGGAAGGTCGATGGTAAACGAAGAAGCTCTGTGCATCGCAGTCAGCATATTGGCAGCGGCGCTCAGTACAGCAGGAACCGGACTATTTGTGGTAGGAATCGAGAAAGACAACGATGTTCTTCAGGACATTGGGGTCGGACTTGAAACGCTGGCAATTATTTTAGCGGTGTGGGGTGCATTGTCGTGCTTAACTCTTCTTGCATCGCGTGCATAGCGGCGATCTGAGCGCGAACAAATTCATCGGACAGCCCTTTGGAATCCGGATCTGACATGGAAAGAATCATGCTTTTTCCGTAAGTGCTCAGAGCGTCCTGCGTTTTGGGACTGGAAAAAAGGACGGCATAGGAGCAATCGGCGTTCATCCGCAGCGTATTTTCTGCGGAAGGGTCTGCCATATACTCGGATGCCGTGCTGAGAAATGCCCGATAAGCTTCCGTTTTGGCATGGAAGAAGAGCTTTTCGGATTCCAGATCGTGAGTGGCCTGCACGGTGTACTTGGTCAAGCGATATGTGGAGTACAGGTTAACGGCAGAAATGATACACGATGCAATGGCCGCGAGGGCAGTAATAATGTCAATCGACATGAGAAACACATCCTTTCTGAAAGGATTGTATCACGCAGCGGGAAAGCGGACAAGCCGCTGACCCGCCGAAGAGTGCGTGAGGGAGGAGGAAAGATGGACAACGAAAGCAAAAAGCCCTGCGCTCCTGTGGAAGAGGAGAGCAGGGACACGACCACCGTATTTCGGGAAGAAGACCCGCTTTGTGCTGCACTGGACGAGTTTTGCTACGCACTGAATTTCTGGTACGGCTCCATGAACAACCCGTGGCAGCGGGAAGACAGGGCGTACCGGAAGAAACTGGCTCAGGCAGTCAAGGCAGGTCTGAAACGGGTCCTGCGGGACGAGGACAAATTATCTGATTGAGCTTTACATGATATGTTCCATAAACGGAACGAGGGTCGCAATAAAAGCTGATCTCGCCACGAGTGAACATTTCTTGAACAGTCCGCAGGCACCATCTGCACTCATAACAATCCCGGTAGCCGCCACAACCTCCCGGGTACGTGAAAAATGGTTCGGGAGTATCGGGCGTTTCGACCCATGCAATAGACACATGATAGGGTGGTTGTTCAAAGGAAAAGTGCTGAGGGCAGCGAATATGGAAATCGATTACACAAGACGTGACAATCACCTCCTTTCTGGGGGTATTGTATCATAGTTCAAAAAGTTTGGCCACGAAACGGGCCGCTGACCCGCCGAAGAGTGCGGGAGGAAGGAGAAAGAGATGGACGAAATGCTGAAGGATCTGAACGGGCCGTGGAGCAATGCGGCCTGCATGGGCTACTGTCTGATCGCAATGCGGCGGGCGGGGCTGAGGCCCACGGCACAGCGCCGGGTGCTGCTGGCGATGGAAGGGGTGTTCGACGATGTGAGTGTGGAGAAGGCCGAGAAGACCGGACGTGCCAATACGGAGGAGTAAGAAATGAACCGTTACATGATCGTGATCCCGGCGAAGAACCGGAGTTTTGTGCTCAAGTGCGACGAGGGGGACGGCGCGAAGCTGGAGACCCTGCAGAAGCTGGTGAGCGGATATGTGGAGACCGTGCCGTCGGCGCTGGACGCCACCTGGGCGCGGGAGGAGGCTGACCGGCTGGTGCTGCTGGTGGACGAGGACGGCCGTCTGAAGTGCAAGGCGGCGAATCAGAAGGCCACGCAGCTTGCCCCGGCGGACGTTACGGCGAACGGTAAGCTGCCCATCGTGGGCGCTGCCGTGCTGATGTTCCAGCGGGGAGACGAGCTGCTGGGGTTTACAAAGCACGTGGCCGACACCATTTGCAGCGAGTGGCTGTGAGGAGGGGATGACCATGCGGAAGGCGAAGGTCTGGGACGCGAGGCAGCTGCCCGCGTATCTGACTGTGGCGCAGTACGGCGAGCTGATGGGTATCTGCCCGAAGACGGTGCGGCGGATGTGCCAGCGGGGCGAGCTGCCCGCCCACAAGGAGGGGCCGAGGCTGTGGCGCATCGACAAGAACGCCGCGCTGGAGCAGCGGCAGGAGACCATGGAGATCTGCCAGCGGAACGCCAGGAAGGCCCCGAAAAACAAAAAGCCCGCCGGTGCTGGAACACCGACGAGCCTCCGAGTGACAGGTTGAAAGGGCCTATCACCGGAATGATTTTACCACAGAGAAGGGAGAATTGCAATGAAAATGAAGATATAGGCGCTTTACCTGACCGGCACTGCGCTGCTGATCGGCGCGGCGGGGGTGGGCGACAGCGTCACCTTTGACACCGTGGGCAGCTGGACGGGCGCGGCCATCCTGGCCGTGCTGCTGGCCGCCGGCGGCATCGTCTGCTGGGGCTATGGCCGGGGGCTCGAGATCGAGCGGGCGGAGAAGGCGCAGCTGCGCCGGTACTGCCGGAAGCTGAAGAGCTGCCAGAGGGCGGCGGAAGAGAAGAGCGACAGGCATAGTGCGTAAAGGAGAAGAAATGCAGGGAGTACAAAGAGCATGAAGAAAAACAATTTGAAGCGGGCTGTGATGCAGGAGCTGGGACGCCGGGCCGGGAAGGGCGGCCTGCGGGTGCTGAGCGAAAAGAAGCTGGAAGAAAAGGCTACGGCTGCGATGGCGCAGCTGAAGGAGAGCAGATGGGCAAAGCGAATCTCTACACCGTAAAGGACTACCTGACCGGGGAAGTCCTCGCAAAAGGCACAGCCGGAGAGCTGGAGGCCAGCGGCATCGTGCCGAAGGGCTACCACACCAGCGAGTGGGCCAAGCACGAGAACAACCGGATGAGGGGCCGGAAGTACAACATCAGCAGCGAGCTGCTGCATCCGGAGGACAGTCCCCGGCGGGGAGAAAAAGGCCGGGTGATGAGCGTCTACACCTGCTACGATGCAGCCGGAAACGTAATGGGCGAGGGTACGTCCCGGGAGCTGTGGGAGGCGGGCGTCTTTGGCGACGACAACGGGGCCTACTACGCCTACAACCAGCAGGGCGGGCGCTGCATAAAGCGAGGCATCGCAAAAATGACCTGCCGAAAAGAGGTGCGGAAGGTCGGCCAGAACAATACCCGAGGTGAAAAGGCAGACTGCGCCGCAAAGAAGCCGGAGCTGCCCGTCCTGCGGAAGATAAAAGACCCGACGCCGCTGGACTACGACGTCCACGACCTGATGACCTATAACGCCATCGCCAAAAAAGAGGGCCGACCGGAGCTGACCTACGGCTACTGGGCGGCGGCGGGAAAGCCGGCAAGGCCATAAAAATACAGACAGGTAAGCCCCCGATGGGAAACCATCGGGGGCGTCTTAGACAAAAATATAAGGCGGGATGGGTGCTGCTGAGGAGGCTCGGCGGCAGGCATATCGGTTTATATATTCCTTTTTATAAAAAAGCGTCCGGGCGGGCGCTTTGGGGAGCTAGTATACCTGTTATTTCTGTGACGGTGATGACCACGGAAGAGAAAACTACACTACCAGCTTAAGGCAGCAGGAGGGTACAACGTGAAGCAGACCTACACCCGGGAAAAGAAAACGCTCTGCGGAGAGGGGTACATGGAAGTAGACCTCTACCCCATCACGCCCGAGGAGCATGCGGCCAAGCGGGGGAAGAAAACAAAGCCCAGCAGCGAGCGGCAGAAGAAGCGGAACGCCCAGCACGCACACCGGCGAAGGGTACAGAAAGCCAACGCAAACTTTACCGTGCTGGGATTTTATCTGACCCTGACCTACATAGAGGGATTTTTGCCCGAGAGCATGGAGCAGGCCCAGCGAGATCTGCGCAACTACATCCGCCGGGTGAAGGCTGCCATCGCAAAGCTGTACGGCCCAGACGCTGAGCTGCGGGTGATGGGCCTGACCGGCTGCGGACGAAAGAGCGGGCGCTACCACCATCACCTGCTGGTGGAGTGCAAAGGGCTGACCATGCGGCAGAACGCAGACTTTCGGCAGCTGCTGGAGGACAAATGGGCCGTGCGCTGGCCGGACGGCAGCGTGGAGAGCCTCGGCACAGCCAACGCCGACCGGTTAAATCTGCAAAACAGGCTGGATGACCTGATCACCTACTTCGAGAAGCACGGGCAGATGCGGTGGTACGAGACGAGAAACCTTCAGCTGCCGGTGGAGCACGCCCCCAACGACACCCGATGGAGCCGCAAGCAGCTGCGCAAAGGCTGCACCGACTGCAAGGACAACGCCTACTGGTGGGAGCAGCGGTATCCGGGCTGGAAGTTCGTGCGGTGCGTCGTGCCGGAGCCGGAAGCGCCGGGCGACGAAAAAGAGGGCTGGGACGCAGACGAGCTGCGCTGCTATGTGGTGATGGTGAAGCGGGAGAGTGCGAAAGTTCGCACCTGACAGACAAAATACCGGTATTTTGCGTTTTAACGCGCGCGGAAGAAAGGCGGCGAGGGATTGACCAGGGAGCAGAAACGACGGGTGCGGGCAGAGCTGCGGGCTTGTGGACAGGGAAAAAGCGGCTGGGCGGGCGTGATCGCGCTGGCGATGGACTACTACGAGGCCGAAGACCCGGTATGCAGGCGGCTTTTGGAGCTGAGGTATCTGGACGGGATGCCGGAAGAGCGGGTGGTGGCGAAGCTGCACATCGGGCGGACGACCTACTACCACAAGGAGCTGGAGGCGCTGAGCACCGTGGCAGTGTATGCGGCGGCGGCAGGGCTGATGCCCTCTCAGTCGGCTGCGCCGACAGCTCCCCCGAAGGGGCAACGATGACGACCGCCGCCAGTGGCGGAAACAGGGAGGAGTTGTTGGGGCAGCGGCCAGCAGGGCATGAGCGGCAGCGAAATGACCGCTGGGAGCCGCAACCCGATAGCCATTGGCAGGCTGGGCAGGCAGAGCTGGACGCCGAAGCTCCGATGAGGCGTGAAGTGCCGGGCCTTGCGACAGAGGGCAACAGGCGCTGAACCGAGACAGCGAAGCACTACAGCTCACGAAACAGAAAACTTAACTCAGGCAGAAAAAGCTTTGCCGACACGCCAGTGGCTCGCCCTTTGGGAGAGCTGGCATTGCGGAGCAATGACTGAGAGGGCGGCTGGGGAGACCCGGCCTGTTTGTACTGCCTGGCTCTCAAATGTCTGCAGCGGAGGCGACCGCCGCCAGTGGCGGAAACAGGGAGCCGAGGCTGGGGCAGCGGCCAGCAGGATGCAAGCGGGAGCGCAGCAGACGCTGGGAGCCGCAACCCGTGCTCGCCTGCGGCGAGACCTTGCAAAACTACTGCGGGCAAAATGTCCGCAGTAGTTTTGCCCCATGAGGCGTGGTAGGCTGAGAAGGAAGAACCTCTCAGTCTCGCTTCGCTCGCCAGCTCCCCTACCGAGGGGAGCCCTTGGCAGACCGGGCAGGCCTGAGCGGGACGAAACAGGCCCGACGAAGCGCAAAAACGTGGGCCTTGCGGCAGAGGGGAGGCAGAGCATGGCAGGGCGCAGGTATTGCAAAAACACGGTAAAGGGCTCCCAGCGGGGGCGGAAGTATCCGCCGAAGGTGCGGGCCGAGGTGCTGATGGCCATGCTGTCGTCTGGATCCATCTGTGCGGTAGCCCGGCGGTACGGCGTACCGGAGAGCACCATCCGCTCGTGGATGGCCGAGGAAGCCGGCCGGAGCGACGCCTTTGCAAAAGAGCGGCAGGCTGCTGCGCGGGAGATCGCCATCCGGGCCAGCCTCGGGGCGAGGGCGCAGGTGAGCTATTTGCAGAGCCGTGTGGACGAGAGCCAGCGGGCCGCGCAGGTACAGGCCAAGCTCCACCGGAAACTGGACGAGGACACCCGCGCCCGCTGCTTTGCAGTCGGCACACTGCTCAAGAGCGACGCCGAGGAGCTGGCGGACGCCACGGAGACGGGGCTTGTGCTGTACGCTGCCGAGGACAGCTATGACCGGCAGCTGGACAGCGAAGAGCGAAAACTGCTGGACGCTCAGCTCGAGCGGTACGGTGAGCGCGTGATGAGCGACAAGAACGCCGCCGCGATGGCCACCGTGCTGATGACCGTGGCCGAAAAGGCTGCGGCAATGGTACCCAGCCAGAGCCAGAGCGAGGGCGATGCCCCACCGCTGGTGGAGATCGGGGCCGAGAGCCGGGAAGAAAAAGGGCCGGAGGTGATGGTGGATGGAGCATAAAACATATCACGGACGCCCCGTGATCTGGTCGCCGCAGCCGAGACAGGCCGCTTTTATGGCGCGTACCGAGGACGAGGCTCTGTATGGGGGCGCTGCCGGAGGCGGGAAGAGCGACGCCCTCGTCATCGAGGCACTGCGGCAGGTACACATCCCGCACTACCGGGCGCTCATCCTGCGAAAGACTTACCCGCAGCTTTCGGAGCTCATCGACAAGACCATGCGGTACTACAAGCCGGTGTTTCCCAAAGCGAGGTACAACGGCTCGAGCCACTGCTGGACCTTCCCCAGCGGGGCGAAGATCTATTTTGGCAGCCTGAACCACACACAGGACAAGTACAACTATCAGGGCAAAGCCTTCGACTTTATCGGCGTGGACGAGCTGACCCACTTTACCTGGGACGAGTACAGCTACGTGATGAGCCGCAACCGCCCCTCGGGACCCGGCACCCGGGTGTACATCCGGGCCACGGCCAACCCCGGCGGGGTGGGGCATGGCTGGGTGAAGGCACGGTTTATCAGCCCGGCGCCGGCCGGGACGCGGATGGTGCAGCTGGTGAAGGTAAAAGCGCCGGAAGGGAAAGAAATCACCCGGCGGCGCACCCGCATCTTTATCCCGTCCACCGTCTTTGACAATCCGGCGCTGCTGGAAAACGACCCGGGCTACATCGGCACACTGGCCTCGCTGCCGGAGGCCGAGAAGCAGGCGCTGCTCTACGGAAACTGGGACAGCTTTTCGGGACAGGTGTTCACCGAGTGGCGGAACGACCCGAACCATTACAAGGACCAGCGCTGGACCCACGTCATCGAACCGTTCCCCATCCCGGAGCACTGGAAGATATGGCGAGGATACGACTTCGGTTTCTCGAAGCCGTTTTCGGTGGGGTGGTATGCAGCGGACGAGCGCGGGCGGCTCTACCGCATCAAGGAGCTGTACGGCTGCACCGGAACGCCCAACGAGGGCCTGAGAAAGGACCCGATGGAGCAGGCACGGATGATTCGGGAAGCCGAGCAGAACGACCCGCTGCTGAAAGGCCGGGTCATTCTGGGCGTGGCCGACCCGGCCATCTTCGACGAGAGCCGTGGCGAGAGCATCGCGGACATGCAGGAGAAAAGCCCGAACTTTCTGCACTGGATGCCCGGCGACCACACCCGTCTGGCGGGAAAGATGCAGTTTCACTACCGGCTGGCGTTCAACGAGGACGGGCGGCCGATGCTGCAGGTCTTCAACACCTGCAAGCACTTCATCCGCACCATCCCGAACCTCGTCTATGACGAGAGCAACGTGGAGGACATCGACACCACCCAGGAGGACCACATCTACGACGAGTGCCGATATGTGCTGATGGAGAACCCCATCAGCGCCGCAAAGCACACCCAGCCGCCGCCCATGCTGGACGACCCGCTGGATATGGATCCGAGGAAGGACAAGACGAGGTTTATGAGGATTTGAATTGTTTTGCGCTCCGCGCAGGTCAGAGCACTTTTGCATTAAGGCTAATGTTCTCTTTTGGTGTCAAAAGAGAACCAGAAAACCACCAGCGATTTCGACGCGCTGGATCCACGAGAAAGGGGCTGCTCGCCCCTTTCAGACCCCAAAG